ACGCATACATTGAAGGCGGTCACGATCCTTCGACTGTGATTGCCAAAGTTCAAGAAGTGCTGAACGCAAAGCTGGTGTCAGGTGCTAAGACCTTGCCTGTCACACTTGGCTTTACTAGCACTGCTAGTGCAGGTTCTGTGGAGTCGCTCCTGTTCATCAAGCAGGCAGACTCAGTGCGCAGAAAGTTGAACGAGTGCTACAGCCGAGCCTTGACAGTGGCTATCCGCTTGATGGGTGTTGAAGGTTACGTGGAGTTTGAGTACGACACTATCAATCTTCGTCCAGAGGAAGAACTTGAGGCTTTCAAATCCATGCGTCAAAGTCGAGTGCTCCAGTTGCTGTCTCTGGGGTTTATGACTGATGCAGAAGCAGGGCTGAAGTTGACAGGGCACCTGCCACCAGCAGGATTTAAGCCCTTGTCAGGTACAGGTTTCATGAATAGCACACAGACTACAGCAGACAACCCAACAAGCAATACCAGCAACGCAGTTGAAAAGAACCTGACGCCGGACACTCCGACTAAGCCAAAATCAGGCCGATAAGTCAAAAATTGGCAGTTGTTTAAACCGGTTGGGTGTGTAAAATGCCCAAACCTAGCACAGGAACTCAAAATGGCAACGTGTCAACTTTACTCCCACAAGCGGGGAGCTACTTTAGACCTTTCTGGTCAGATCAAGCCTGCTGTAGTGGGCGAGACAGTCCCAAACTTCACCAATTGGATAGGCTCTGCGCAGATCAGACGCCAAGATGACAGCCTTGCTGACACTTTAGTGTTTCAGTGGGTAAACGTTGCACAAGGGTTGGTCAGGATTTACAAGACTGAGACGGCAACTTGGCCCTTAGGTCCAGCAGAAATTGACATTCGTTTTACCAACTCTAACGACTCTAGCAAGGTGTTTACTACAACTCAACAAATCATGATTGTGAAGGAAATCACCCGTGCTTGAACTCAAACTTACGCCAACGCAGCCAACGCTGACACTTGAGTTATCGCCTACAGATACCTCGCTGGAGCGTGGCGTAGCTTTGAGCTTTAAGACAAGTTTTGGGCCTGAAGACTCAGGTTTAGTGCTTACTTTGGCACCTTTCTTTAAAGGTGAGCCGGGTGTAGGCATTGCTGGCGGTGTAGAGGGGGATGTTTTTGTAAAGCAGAGTGCAGCTGATAACGACGGAAATTGGGAAAAGCTTTCAGACCTTGCCAAAGAGCGCCTGAAACTTACAGACTTGAAGGATGTAAGCGGAACACCGACAGCAGGGCAACTATTTGTTTGGGACACTGTAACTCAAAAATTTGTACCAGAAGCCAGACAGGCGACTTTGGTATCTGGCACCAACATCAAGACAGTCTCAGGCTTCGACTTGCTTGGCAGTGGAGATATCAGAACTTGGACTGATTTTGTCACTCAGTGGAGTGTAGCGCCTACATTAGTTGAGACACAAACAGGTGGTCAAGTTTGGCGGTACACCAAAGGTAGTCAGGTTGTTTACCGCTTTGTACCTAGCCCTTACACTGCGACTGAAGACAAAATTTACGCTTCTTTCACCACGCCTACACTCTCTGGGCTGATAACTTCAAGAGGTTGAAGTAGATTTTTCGCCAGAGAGATGGCTAGTCGTATGTTTTGCAGGGTTGCGGTTAAAGAAGTTGTCCTTGACGATTCAATCCTGTTACACTGCCGACATAGTTTAACTAAGGAGCTCTGATGCCAGAACCTCTATCCACAACTGCCAGCGGCGCAGCAAGCGTTGGATTTTTGGCCTTGCTAATCGGCGCATTTGGCCCTGTAGCTGCTGACGTAATGCTTGTCGTAATCTCCGCCTTGGCTGGCTGCTTTATCGCATTGTCAAGTTCAAGAAACCAATCTGTTCTTCAGAGTGTTGGTTTCGTGCTTATCGGTGTTACTGTCTCGTTGGTCTTGAGTTGGGGCACAATGAACCTTGTGGTCAGTATCATCCCACAACTTAACACACCCTACACACCAAGCATTATCGCAATGGGTATTGGATTTATGAGCAACCAACTTCCAAGCCTGTTCGGTGCTCTGTCCAGCAAAGTAAAAACAAAACTTGGAATCTGACACATGCTAGAAATCAAAATCTGGCTTACGCTTGTCCTGTTCATTGAAGTGCCTGCTATTGCAATGCTAGTGCTGCATACGCCAATGCTCAAAAGGTTGCAGGCACTTGGTTTTGACTGGCTTATGGCTGTAGGTATGTACCTTGCAACCTTCGGCCTATTTGCTCAAGTGACTCGGACACATCACTACCTCAAATTCAACACCTATCCGGTTGACGAGTGGTTCCCGCTCTGGGTGACCAAAGACATTGGAATCTCGATAATGATTTTTTGCGTAACACGTTTGGCGTTTAAAAAGGGTTAATCACATGTTCACAAATCCTATAGAAACCGTCTTCATTGCTGCGATGGTATCAATGGTTGCAATGGGCGCGTACTGCGCTCACAACCTTAACAACAGTCACCCACTTTGGGTACGGTTGATTGTGATGGCCCCTGCAGTCATCGGGATGTTTGCGCCTGTGGTCATTATCATGGGCGTCTATGTCCCATACTTGCTGGATGTGATATTCGCAAGTTCGGTAGCCCTGCTCTACGCCTTGGTGTCTAGCAAGTTTTCTGACAAGCCTTGGCTTGATATTCGCCGTAACAAGGAGTGATACATGAAAAAAGTAAACATTAAACCTGTCACGGCTTATGCTAACGGACGCCGCTTCACTGCTACGGCTTTCAACGTAGACAGCCGGAATGATGACCTTTTCGGCTTAGTGATTTTCAAGCACATTCTGTTTAATGCAGGCGGTGTGCAAGCTGGTGAAGCGCAAACACAGTACGAATATACACAAGCTGAAGCGGGTCAAAGCAAGATGGTGATCATCAATGAAGATCAGTCAGTGGGCACCTGTGAGTGGGATGCAAGCGCAGAGGGTGCTTACACCGTCGTGGCACAGTCACTGGGTCTGGAGATTGAAGCTTCTGAAGGCAAGGTTGCTTTCTTGGAGGCTTGATCATGGCTATTGAACTCGCAGACGTTGACATTCAAGGCTTTAAAAGCGTTGATAAGCAAGAGTTTTACGCTTACGTCAATGGGTATGAAGGAGACATGCGGCGAGAAGTCATGCAGATGGTTGATCCACCTTGCTCAATCTATTACGACTTATCAAAAGGCAAGTTTCCAGAGCGTGTGATGGCTAAATGCTTTTACAACTACGAAACTAAATCTTTTGACGGCTTTAAAATTCGAGAGGTTGCGTAATGGCTTTTGCACGTACAGCAGCAGTAGCGGGGACTGGCACAGTATCCTGCACTGGAACAACCACCGTAACAGGTACAGGCACTGCCTTTGCCTTTGCTATTGGCGCAGCACCAGCAGCTAACGCGCCACGAGTTGGTGGCACAATCACCGTGGGCGGCGTGACCAAAACCATCACGGCTATCACTTCGGCAACATCCTTGACCGTTGATTCGGCTTTTGGCACGTTTTCGGCTCAGGCTTTTACCTGCCAAACAGGCATCACGCAGACGAGCACTGACACAATGAACCTGAGTTTAGGTTCTGCAACTGGTTTCACCATTACAAACCGTGGTGACCTTTTCCGCACGTTTAATATTGGCGGTCAAGACTTGTTCGTTGAAGGTACGTTGACCGTGGAGTCGCGGGTTGCACAACTTTGCAACGATGGGTCTTGTGCTAACCGATTTGAGATTCGTGGTAGTGCATCGGGCGGAGAAGCCATCTTTAACGGACGCAAAGCAGCCGCAGCGAACGCTCCATTCCCTTATCCAGGTTTTGACTGGCTAGGCAACAACGGCAACAAAGTGGTTAAGCTGGTAAGCACCAATGCCAGTTTCCCTGCAAAGTTCACCCTCATTGATGCTTGTGTGCGCTTTGGCGCTGATTGGCTGACCACTGACTCAGGCAACTTCTCACGCATCTCCACGCAAGGAACTCAATGCTGGATTCTGTGCGCTCGGGGTACAGGTACAAGTCAAGCCCGTATTCGCCAAGACAATACGACAGCAACGATAGATTTCCAAGCTTTGAAAACTTGGATTGGTGTGTGGCTGAACTTTGGTGTGCCTCAACTAAGCTTGAAGGGCTACACCCCAATTGACACAGACGGGCCTGAAATAAACTTGGCAAGTGTCCCGACGGCAACCCGCATCACACTGGAAGACTACAACACCACCTATGTGGTGCCCAACTACTATGCCGGTGCTCAGATTGTGTTGCTGGGCGGCGCTTGGGCTCGAATCAAAAACAACTTGCTGGGCACAAACATTGTTTGGATGAGTTCTAGCGCATCGGGTCGAAATGTCCTTGAGTTTTCAAAGCAAATCACCATCAAGGCTCAGGACTCCGCTGGAAACTTGCTGAGTGACGGATACCTATATTACCAACCTGTAGGCTCAAACGTAGCTGGCGTCAGAGCCAAAGGCGGTACAGTTGACATCACGTTTGACCTGACACAGCAGGTAATTGCTACAGTGTCCGGTACGGCTACAAGTGAGTTTGTGTATGCTTGGGGGTATACAAACGCAAGCGGCAACCAGTCGGTTTACAACTATTTCTGCACAGGCACTACGAAGGCAGCTGAAAGCCACCTGTTCTATTCAAGCCGTTATGGCTACGACACACAACCTCTGCTACTCAACTTGTCTGGTAATGGAATCGCAACAGTAGTTGGGACTGGCGCTTCGCCTACTTTTGTTCATGCAAGTCTGCCAACCACAAACAAAGATATTCCAACAGCAGCGGCAATCACTGGTTTTACCTTCAACTTCTCAACCAAAACTTGGACACATGCAGGAGGCTCCACCCGCACCGTACAGGAGATGTACGATGCCTACCAACTTGCCCGTAATCAACCTGCAAACCTTGGGCAACCAAACGACTGCGTGGTGACGGGAAACCTGAGAAATTGGGTAGGCTGGACTGGCATCAACAATGGCTCTATAACTGGTGGAACAGCTGGTCTGCAACTTGGTTCAAACACGATTACCAACAACGGTAGCATTACAACTATTTATTTCTCGGGGGGTCAATCATCCTCCATCCTGCAACTCATAGGCGCTAGCCCCGCTGCTGCTGTTGCTGTGTGGCACCCAAGCACCACTGCCACAGAGCTTTTCCAGACAAACGTTTCTGGCAGCGCAGCGAATTACACTGTCTATTACCCACCCGGCAGTGTAGGACTTGTGAAAAACTATGCACGAGAACTCTTTGGTTCGCAGCGTGTTTCTGGCTCCATCACACTGGCTGCAGGTCTGAACACAGTCAATTTTGTGGACATTCCAGATATAAGTATTTCGAACACAAGCCAGAGTGTTGTGACAGCTTACACAACCGTTGAAGGCCCAAGCAAACGTTATGACCGTACAGCCATTTTCAGGTTGACAGAGCAAGGCATCAAGTTGGGGCAGATCGTAACACGCTCAGGCACAAACCTCGAAGGCACTTTCAGTGTGGTCGTGCGAGATGACGCCCCTGCTGTGTACTCTGTGCTTGGCAATGTCATCACAATCAAAGCTGCAAGTTATGAAGCAGATAGCAAATATATCAAAGAGCTGGTGACTGGTGGCGGCACATTTACTGCCTTTGACACAGAATTGATCACCATCGACATTGAAGACGCCAATGGCGATTCAAGTGTCTTGGTACAGGGCACTACAGGCGGTTTGGTAGATGTTTGGAAGTGCGTTAATGGCACTATCAACTCTGACTACGCTACAGGCACTAAGATTGGCAGCAATATCAGCTCAGGTAAATTTCGATTTACAGGTACAGACGGCTTCAAGTTGATTTTCTACGACAAAAACACCCTGCTTGCTCGTGACTGTTCTATGAGCAAAGGCAGCTACGTGCTTGGTTGGTACTTGTACGATGCACCTACAGGTGGACTGACACAGGAGCAAAACGTCAACTTCAGTAACATGGTAACCAAAGTCAATGACATCTTTGCTGATGTCAACAGCGTGACAACAGGCTTTGTCGAGGCTACTGACAACCTTCATGCCATTCGTGCTGCTGTGGATACCACCCCTAGTGAGACAGCAACCGCAGTGTGGACTGCTGCTACACGCACACTGACAAGTGCAGGGGCCAGCGGAGCAACCTTGGCTGAGATTGAGGCATCGACTGTACTTGCAAAACAAGCTGCGGTTACTGCTTTGGGCACACCTTTGCAGGCGTCTGCTTACACAGCACCGGCTAACTCTGATATTGCAGCTATCAAATCGAAGACAGACACACTGGTAAATGCCCCAACAGTTGCACAGCTTGAGGCATCTGCGCTGGCAAAGCAGTCTGACGTGGCGTTCTTGGGTTCTCCATTGCAGGCGTCTGCTTATGTTGAACCTGCTAACTCTGATATTGCAGCTATCAAAGCGAAGACAGATACTTTGATCAATACGGATATCAGTGGACTTGCGACCGCTGTGCAGGTTGGAACACCTTTGCAGGCTTCTGCTTACACAGCACCTGCTAACTCTGACATTGCAGCGATTAAGGCTAAGACGGATACCCTTGTAAATGCACCTACGGTTGCACAGTTGGAAGCCTCAGCACTTGCAAAACAGTCTGCGGTTACTGCTTTGGGTTCTCCATTGCAGGCGTCTGCTTACGTAGCACCACCAACTGCAACAGCAATTGCGACAGCAGTGGAAGTTGCAATTATTACTGAAAACGACGGCAATGCAGTGCTTCAAGCTATTGCAGACAAGATAGGAAATGAGAACCTGTCTGCTGCGGCAGTAGCTTCTGCTGTTCGTACAGAGTTGGCAACAGAACTGTCAAAACTTGACGCTACAGTAAGTTCAAGACTGGCAACTACTGGCTACACAGCACCTGCTAACTCTGATATTGCAGCTATAAAATCGAAGACAGACACGTTGGTAAATGCACCTACAGTTGCAGAACTTGAGGCATCTGAACTTGCAAAACAAGCTTCTGTCGTCGCTTTGGGTTCTCCATTGCAGGCTTCTGCTTACACAGCACCTGCTAACTCTGATATTGCAGCAATCAAAGCGAAGACAGACACTTTGGTCAACACCGACACGACCGCCTTGGCTAAGAAGACGGATGTTGAAGTTGTTAATCAGGGTGTTAAAAACGCAAGCTTGCTAATTCCGCACACTACAAATCTGCCAACCTGAAAAAAGTCTATAGCAAGTTTGCCGAAGTTCGACAAACTTGCTATAGTAGCGAAAATACGCTAGGAATCAGACTATGAACAAATTTTGGATGGGCAGCGAAGACTCTTACGAAGTCGCCATGATCGCACACGCCAAGTGCGAAGACTATAAAGTCAACAACCCCAAGGCAGACTACAGCAACGACAACGACCCAGACTTTTCACCTTACCTATCGGTTGTTGATGAAGTTGGGATTGTGACTGTTCAAGGTTCTTTGCTTGACGGTGAGTACGGCGTCATGGGTACTTGGTTTGGCATCACAGGCTACGGCGACATTCAGAAAGCACTTGTGGCTGCTGTGCGTAACGCAGATGTTAAGTCAATTTTGATGGTCATTAAGTCTGGCGGCGGTGCTGTTTCAGGAGTTAGCGAGACAGCAAAACTTATTGAAAATGTGGACAAAGTTAAGCCGGTTACGGCTTACTCACCTTCCACCGTGGCTTCAGCTGCCCTGTGGCTTGGGCTTGCAGCCCGAGATACTTACATCTCAAATACCACAATTGCGGGTTCAATCGGCACAATTACAGTGATGGCAAGTCGGTATCGTCAGTTGCAGGCAGACGGCGTGGACACTCAAGTGGTTCGATCCGGGAAGTACAAGGCTCTCGGCGGTCCAGCAGAGCCGCTTTCAGAACTCGCAGTTGAAGAGACACAAAAAACGATTGACTACCTTGCTGACATCTTTTTGGGCTACGTGGCTGAACGACGAAAGGTGAGCAAGCTTGCAGCTGACACAAAGTTCGGCCAAGGCCGGACATTCATAGGTGAGCAAGCCTTGGCTGTCGGCCTTGTTGACGGTATCTCCAGCTACACACAAGCTTTCGTCAACTCAAAATCTAAAGTAGTTCCTGACAACTCACGAAGAGTCGTTGGTGCTACAATTGATGCTGTAGCAAACACAGCAGATAATGCAAACCAACTGGAAGGAAAACCCATGCACATCCCCACACCGGAAGAACTAGCAGCTATGGCTGCGGGTATCGACCTCAAAGCAGAAGTGACTACTGCTGCAACTACTTCTGCAAAACCTGAAACACAGGATGCAGCTCCTGATACAAGCCTTAATCTGGAGGCTTTGACAGCTCAGGTAGCCGCAGCAGAAGCTGAAAAGGCAGATAATTTGGCAGCACTTGCTGCTGCTACAGCTGAAGCTGAGACTTTTAAAGCCACAGCAGCCACATTGCAAGCAACTCTGGACGCGCAGGCAGAAGCTACTGCTGGTTTGACAGGGATTGTTCGCTCTACGATCAAAACGATGTCTTTGCCATTTAATCTGGAAACAGGTACTTTGGCAGAGTTGGCAGGTACAGACCTTGTTGCCAAGCACAAGGAGATTTCTGAACTGTTTAAGTCGAAGGTAAAAGCGGGGGGTGTTGCCGCAGCCACACGAGAGACTAAAGAAGAAGCTGAAAAGCAGACTCAGACAGCTACCGTGAACCCGCTATTTCTTGCTGCGGCGCAACTCAACTCACGAACCAAAGGAAAGTAATCATGGCTAAAGACCATTTCATTCTGCCCACCGTACCAGACCACGCAGCAGTCGCTGTGCGTCTGGGCGCAGGCAACACCGAAGCTCAACGCATGGACTACCGAGATGTCGGCAAGCTCGTCAAACTCGCAGGCGAGTCTCGTTATGACCTGACTGCGGCGGGTAACGAAGTTGAGGGCTTCATTTACGCTGTGGAATTGGCCCCTCAAAACGGCTTCACCATTGGCTCTGTGTTGCAGTCTGGACGTGCTTATGTGACCTTTGACGGTCTGCAAGCAACTCCCGGTACTGGTGTTGTGGCAATTGGCGACATTGTTGTTGCTGGTACAGTCACCGCAAAGGGTACAGCCCTCACAGATTATCCCAAAGTCTGCAAAGCTACTACTGCCGCAAACGTGGTTCACAAATGGCGCGTTGTGTCCTTGGGCGCAGCAGGTACAGGTGCAGTCGGCACTACTGGCGTGGTCGAACGCGTTTAATACGGAGAAAATCAAAATGCAAGTTTCCTACATTGATAACACAGGCACCACTCAGGCAGTTACCCTGACTGATGCACAACTCATGGCGGCGGTTAAAGGTGGCGACCCTGTCGCTGCACTGAACCGCCAATACGCAAACGCTGACACCCGTATCGGTTCGGCCTTTGACCAGTTCAAGCTGTCTGCTGGTCTGGTTCGTGCTGACAAGCCTAACCCTATGGGCATTCGCTCTGCCACCATTGGCGCAGTGTTGAACGGCACAGGCGGCATTTTCGCTAACGTGCAGCAGAACCAGACTCCGTTTGGTACGTCTAGCAAGGCTTTTACTGCAATCTCTTTGATTGAAGAGACTCTTTCTGAAGTTCAGAAAGACCGGGAAACTGATTCTGTTGTGTTTAGTGAGATGGTTGCTGTCAATCAGTCTGTGAGTACTGAACACGTAGAGCAACCTGTGGTTGACTACACCAACAAAGGTGGCCCGGAGTCCGCAAAGTCGAACCGTGTGGCGCAAGGTGCTGAACCTCCAAAGATGTTGTTCTTCAAGACCAGTGACCGTATTCGGAGATTGGGAAGCTGGACAATCGGAATGGAGTGGACTGACCAGGCTTTGGCGAACACCACTATCGACTATGTTGCACGAACAACTGCGCACTACCTGCGAGTTGAGCAAGACGAGCGTGTGTACCGCTACCTGTCAAACTTGTTCCAAGGTGACGGTGACATGGTAATCGGTGCAATTCCTTCTGTGACTTCTGTGTCTCTGGACGCAGCTTCCGCAGGTGGCGTGTTGACTCACAAAGCTTACGTGAAGTTCTTGGCCCGTAACCGCAAGTATCGCAAGATCACCCACTTGGTTATGGACATCGACACATACCTGAAGTTTGAGTCTCGTGCTGGTCGTCCCGGCAGCAATGCATACGATCCGCGATTGACAGTCGTGGACCCACAGGCAGCGATGGTGAACAACACCTTTGGCGGTGATGTTCGCATCTTCTTGGTGGACAGTGCTGCAGAAGGTGGTCCAGTTCCTGCAAACACCATCTGGGCTTTGGATGCCAGCATCGCGATCACTAAGATCACGAATACCGCTGCAGCATACAACGCTATCGAGGAGTACGCTATGCGCAGGACTACAGCCCTGCGTATGGACTGGTCGGAGGAGTGCTTCCGTACATTGGGTGACGCAGAACTGAAACCGTTTGACTCGCTGACTATCTCAGCCTAAGAAAGGAAAGCAGGGTGGCAACACCCTGCTTTGCAACACATGCAAACACGTATTGTTCACGACAGCAAAGGCCAATGGCTGGTAAACCTTGCAAAATTTCCTTTTGTAGACCCTGACAGCGGTTGCCGGTTTGACCCTCATGTGCCTACACAGGCCAAAGTCACTGCTTGGGTGAAGTCTCAAGAAGCTGTGATTCAACCTTGGGTTGACCCCGCAGAGACTGAGAAAGCTGCTGCTTTGGAAGCCGAGACCAAGAGACTTGCAGACGAAGCTGACAAACTTGCTGCTGAGAAAGACGCAGCCAAGAAGGCGAAATAAACCTTCACGCTATGAGAGAAAAGCCCACGTATGTGGGCTTTTTGCTTTTTCGAAATCACAGACTTGTTCACTAATGGCAATTTTACAACTTGACACCCTCTAAAATACCCCAATGATTACAGACCTCACATCCTACGCAGAAATCCGAAGCCTTCTAGGTGTCAGTGACGAAGAGATTTCTGACGATGAACTTGCACTACCTATCTGGTCAATGTTGCTGACTGAAAAGTTGTCAGCAGTAAGTGATAGCGTGAGTACAAACTTTGCAAGTATCGGTCTGGTTCCAGAAGCCTCTAGGACTCCCGCACAGAAAAAGTTCTTGGCGACAACAAGCATGTACGCAGCCTATGCAGTAGCTCAAGAATTGCTAACAGCCCTTCCCATGTTTGGCTTTAAGAAACTCACAGACGGCAAAGCTGAAATCGAGCGATTTGACCGTTGGGAGGACCTGAAGGCTGGCATCGAAAAGGGCGCAAACGCAATGAGGGTCAAACTCAGACTTGCACTCGCGGCTATTGACCCGACTTATGCAATTCCCACAGCCATCACTTCCGTACTGATAGTAAGTACCGGTATTGCTACAGACCCAGTTACAGGAGTCTAAGCATGAAGCTTAAAAACGCAGCTAGGTACTTTGACACATGCCCTGTTTACGATGCCTACAGCGGAGCCTTGCTGTTCAAGATTCAAACTTCAACATTCCTTGAAAGTGCAGCAGAAGGCTCCACAGCGGCCCGTAGGGTCATATCACTTGATCCAAAGTTAGTGATCCCAGAGCACTCCTGCATTCTTGCACTTGACCAGATTTGGATTGCAGGCGCAAACAACCCTGACGAGTGGAAAGGTTCAGCAATCAGGAAAGCCTACTGGACAAAACTTGCAACAGACAGCATGAGTTTGCTCAAACCCGGAGAAGCTGCTATGGGCTTGAGCGGCTGCAAAATTTTTGGAAGCAAGCAGTACCTAAGAGAGTCCCTTAACGGGGCGACAGACTCTGAACTCGACCCTGTGTGGGAAATCTCATTGAGTGCGAATGCTGAAGCTTCTAGGGGTTATTTTCTCAAGAGTGCAAACACGCTGTACCGTGTGAGGGTAGAGTACAACGACTTGAACGGTTTCAAAACTTGCCAGTCAGATGAAGTAGATGAACCTGTCACACAGGTCAGCTTTACAACGTCTTCAGTCTACAACCCTGTGGCTGATACTTATGCGCCAAGCTATGTTTCAACTACTGCAATAACACTTGACTACGCTAAGGCATACACCAAGGTATCTGCAACAGACATAAAGTCTGAACAAGGTGACCTGTGTATGGTAGTCTCAAAACTTTCAGTAGCGCCAAAAGTAGGTACGGAGCTTCAAATCAGTTCTGGAAAGTTTGAAGGCCGTTGGAGGATTTTGGCATTGCTTTCTGAGCACGATAGCTGGAAACTCCATATCAGGAGAATCTGATGCTCAAGATTGTAGGGCTTAATAAGTATCTTACAAAGTCAAAAAAGCAACAAGCTCAAATTAAGAACGGTGCTGCTAACTTTGTCAGAGGGCAGACAAAAAAGATTCTCAAGGATTTGGTACTCAACACGCCACAATGGAGCGGAAATACTGCGGCATCTTGGCAGATAGAAACTCCGAGTTCAGAGCTGAAATACTACGACACAAAACTTGCAGTGGAGGATTGGCAAGAACTGAATCCTGCGTTCTTTAAGGGGCATCTGGAGGCATGGAGAGTAGCACTTGCTAACGCACAACCTGCCCTCAAGTCGATTAGGTATAATAGCAGGATAAGTATTCAAAATACCGCACCTTACGCAGACGAACTGGCAACCCTTCCAGAGAGTGAGTTGAAGCTGCGAAAAGGAAACTACATCAAGGGAGATGTTATGGCAGTAGCCTTAGTCAGTACTAAGTACAGACTTAGCTCCAACATCGTAGGTATTCAATTGAAGGATGTAATGAATTATGGCTGACACAGGACTTGAACTCTATAGGCAGCAGCTAATCACAGAGGTCGAAGCTCTGAGGCTGACTTACACAGGTTGTCCACTGGAAATCGAATACGACAACCGCGACAACATTGATATGCAAGCACAAAGAGACCCGTTTCTTTGTGTCGAGGTTATGTACATTGGCGGTCAACAAGCAGACCTCTCTAACAAACCTGTTCACAGAATTCCGGGAATGTTGGTGCTTACAGCTAAGACACGAGAAGGTATGGGTTCCTCAGGAGGTTACAAACTTCTTGAGCATTTCTACCCAAGCCTGCAATGGCGAGTGATTGGAAATGTGCGACTGGAGATGGCAGAGTTTTCAAGGCCAAGGCTTGTAGGTGGTTGGTGGGGAGTTAGCGCCATGATTCCGTTTCACATCAACAAGTTTCCTAGCTGACAAGCCTCGAAAACTCTGTGCTCTGCTTTGACACGAACTCCAGCAGTCTGTTATTAGGTTAGCCTGAAGCCTGCCAAATAAGGCAAACTACAAACACTTTGACTTCGGCAACTGCCAAAGACAACTATCAGCCTGCAAGTCAGGCGACAACTCTGAAAAGGAAAAATATCATGGGCTTTGCATCTTCAAGCGTTGAGCAACTTGGCTATATTCAAGAAGCCGTATTTGGCGTTACTCCTGTCACGGGCAACTACAAAAAGTTGCGTATGACTGGCGAGTCTCTGACCTACGAAATTTCAAAAGAGTCTAGTGAAGAAATTAACGACTCTCGCACGGTCTCTAGCATGATTCCAGTGAGTGCTACTGCTTCTGGCGGTATCGACACTGAAATCTCCTACGCAGAGTATGATCCTCTGCTTGAGGCAGTCCTGCAAAGTTCGTTTTCTGCCTTTGGCACTAACGGTGTTGGAGCCACATTTACAGGGGACTTTACGGCTACAAGCATTACTGCCAGCGCAGCGACGACGGGCACTTCAGCCTTCACTTTACTTAAGAAGGGTCAGTTCTTCCGCTTGTCGGCACCCGGCAACGCAAACAACGGGAAAATCTTGCGAGTCTCTCTTACAGTTGCGCCTACCAGCACTGTAATCACACTGGCATCGTCAACCCCTCTGACTGCTGCAACTGGTGTTACCCTTTGCGCAGTGGCAAGTGCTCGTTTGACCAACGGTGCAAATCAACATAGTTTCTCGATTGAGCGACAAAACAGCGATATTGGTGAATACTGGGTTTACTCTGGCATGACTGCCAGCTCTATGGACTTGAGCATCTCTAGCGGTTCTCGCTCAACCATGAACTTCTCCTTCATGGGCAAAAAGGCTAAGCGAAATACAGTTACCAATCTTCCAGGCACTGCTGTCGAATCCCATGCTTACGACATTCACTCCGGGTCTACCGGACCTGCTTGCTATATCTGGGTAGACGGTGCTCCACTGGTAGGAACTTTTGTGCAGTCTGTGAGCCTGACTTATGACAACGCTTTGCGAGCACAAGAGGCCGTCTGTGAGTTGGGGTCTATTGGTATCGGTAGCGGCACTGTTGCGCTTACCGGAACTCTGGAAGTGTACTTTGCTAACGGTGCGCTTTTTGACAAGTTTCAGGCTAACGAGAACATCTCGTTCACTGTGTCTACACTTGATAATGCAGGTAACGGCTACATTATCACGATTCCAAAGGCGAACTTGAGCACTCTGTCAACCTCTGCTGGCGGAAAAGATCAAGACATGATGCTCTCAATTGAGATCACGGCTTTGCGCGACTTGGCAAACACTGATCCAACCTTGCGTCAGCTGGTGTTTATCGACCGTGTGGGTGTCGCCCACGCACTTTGAGTTCTCTCCGAGGGTGCTACTGTGGTGGTAGCTTGGCCGGGATAGATTGCTATCCCGGCCTTTTTACTGCTACAATCTGTTTGCGGATTTGCCGCTACACCACCATTCGGAGAAAACATGGACCTCTTTAAACAATTTGCAACTGACGAAAAACTTGAGATTGAAGGTCGTTGGGTGCCCCTCAACTCAAAGACGAGTTTCAAGATCGCTCGGGCCTTCAACAAGCAGTTCTCACGCATGTTTCAGCGTGAGTACAAAGCAAACCGCCTTGCACTGGAAGCCAAAGGCGAGTTGGCTGAGAACTTGGCAGACGACATCATGTGCAATGTGATGGCAAAGACTATTTTGGTTGACTGGAAAGGCCCAGTGAGCATCAACGGTGAAGACCTTGGAAAATATAGCCAAGAAGGTGCTGTGAAGGCTTTGAAGCTTAAAGAGTTCCGTGCGTGGGTTAACGAACGTGCAGAAGACGCAGCCGCCTTTAAAGTTCACCAAGACGAAGAAGACGAAAAAAACTGATTGAGGTTCTGGCTTGGCAGTTTGAATGGGGATCAAAATTGGATATGCTCAGGCGTATCCAAGAGTCTACTGGAGAGACACCAAGAGCATTGGCTATTCAACCTGAACTGCCAGAACACTTAAAGTACTACTTAGAGCTATTTCAAGAACTGTCAGATTCTAGGCACTACAGTGGGATGGGTGAACCCAGACCCTTGGTGCTTAAAGACTTTCTTGAGTACGCCGGACTCTGGCAGTTTACGAGGATCGAAGCTCAAGAGATGTGGGAAGTTGTCAGGCGAATAGATACCGCTTGGCTACGACTCTACGTGAAACGGCGGGAAACCGAACCGAAAAAGCCTGTGAAAAAACCCTCGTAGCCACCACTGCGAGGGTTTTGTCTTGTGGGGCTCGGACTGTGAAGGTAAAATGGTTTAAATTTCTTGAGCCTAAACATGACAGACCTCTTAAAAATTCTGGTTGACACTGGTGACAGTTCTCGTCAAGTTGACAGGCTTACTCAGTCATATGAGAGGCTGGATAATGCTACAGCAAGCTTTGCCGCAAAAGCACCTTCAGCATTGAAGCAAGTCCAAGAGGCTATGAAGCGGACAGGGGAGTCCGATCAATTTAGTGCTTCTCTAGATAACGCATTAACAAGCTTGAGCAACGGAACAGCTAAGGCTGTAAAACTTGTTAAGGACCAGAATGCAGCCTTGCAGGGGTTGTACGAGGCTAGGTTGGCTACGGCTGGCAGGCTTTCAAACGCTGAACTAAACTTGTGGAAGAACCACGGGGCAAACCTTGGAAAGTTGCAGTCGGCTCAGTTAAAAGGCTTTGAGGTTGGCCTGTTGCTAGACAAGGTTTCGGCCTTGTCTAGAGTGGAGGCAGGGGTTTATAGCTCTGCTGAGAAGCTAAAGAAGGCTGTTTCTGCATATGACGCAGCTTACGCAGGTCTGTACAGCGGTTCAGCTAAAGAGTCACCCCTGCGCAGCATCCGAGTAGCTACAGCAGAAGATGCAGCAGTCATTGCAGCAGAGATGCGTAAGTTCTATACGCAGATGTCTGCTAACGCTGATGTAATGTCAAGACTCGGAGTCCTGGCTAAAGACAAGTCACCCCTGCGCAGCATCCGAGTAGCTACAGCAGAAGATGCAGCAGTCATTGCAGCAGAGATGCGTAAGTTCTATACGCAGATGCAGAGTTCTGCGGAAGTCTGGGCTAAATCTGGGATGCTGGCAAAAGACAACTCCCCTCTGCGCAGTATTCGGGTAGCCACAGAAGCAGACTCCGCTGCGATTTTGCAGACAATGCAGAAGTTTTATGCAGATCAACAACGCATACTCAACAATATAGCCATTACAAAAGCAACTACGTCACCGCTTGCTTCCATTAGAAAGCCTACAGAGTCAGACAGTAAAGATGTACTAGCGGGTATGCGTGAGTACTACCTTGGGCAAGGAGCAAAGTCAAAGTACGGGCAAACGTCTTTTGATGCTACAGAAAAAGAGACAACAAAACTCACCACCGCCAACAAAGCCCTCAGCGGAAGCTTTAAGCAACTCGCCGTTGACGGCAATGATGTTCACTCAATGGCGCGAGGCTTGGCGTCTGGTTTTGGTGCTTTGTGGTTGACTTGGGGTAACCTTGTTCCTTTGTTTATCGGTGCTGGAATTTCAAACGGTTTTATGCAGACGGCAAAGTCAGGTATGGCTGTTGCTCACACAATGGAGATTATTGCTCAGGTTGGTGGAAACACCAAACAAGAGATGGTTGGCCTTAATGCTGAACTGGATAGGTTGTCAAAGTCAGGTCCGTTTGGGCCTCAGCAGATTGCGGATGCAATGAAAACACTGTCTTTAGCAGGTCTGAAGGCTAACGAGATTTTGTCAGTTACTAATGATGTACTTAACTTTTCTATTGCTGGCACTACTAGCATCGAAACTGCGGCAGCAACCTTGATGACTGTTTCTACAGCCTTTGGCATGGGTTCAGCCGGTTTTGCTAGAGTTGGCGATGTCATTTCTAAAGCTGCTGCTGAGTCTATGACAAGTGTTGAAAACTTCAGCAGCGCCATGAAAACTGCATCGGTTATCAACGCACAGTACGGTGTGTCTTTGGAGGATACAGCTACGGCTATTGCTGCAATGTCTCAGTTGGGTATCGAAGGTACAGCAGCAGGTACAGCCTTGCGCAACATGTACGCCGACCTCTCTGGCAGGTCAACACAGGTTGCAAAGGTTTTGCGTAGTCAAGGTATTGAGATGCGAGACGCCGTTACCGGAGGCTTTAAGCCTATGGTTGAGGTTGTAGCAGAACTTAACACGAAGTTTCAGTCCTTAAGTGGTATAGGTCAGAAAAACCTGATGCAAGCTCTGCTGTCTGAGAGGGGTGCTAAAGGTATTATCGAGATGTTGCGCCTTATTAACAGTGAGGCTAAAGACGCAGGCTCTGGAATGGCTAACGCACTTGTAGAGATGCGTTCAAAGATCGCTGATTCTGCTGGTTTTGCAGCTATCACTTCTGCAAAACTTGGACAGACGGTAGAGTCTCAGTTTAAAGCTGTGCAGGCTACGCTACAGTCAAGTATGAACGCAGCATACAGGGAGATGGAACCGACTCTTGCTCTTATAGCAAGAGACCTCAGAGCTGCTTTTGCTTCTGAAGAGTTTAAGTCCGGCCTTAGCTCGATGGTGTCACTTACTGCTGAGTTTGTGAGAGTGCTAGTAGAAAACTCTAGAGTACTTGCAACTTTGGCTATTGGGTATGCAGGTTTGAAACTTGCTCAGATGGGTGTACTCGCTGTAACAGGAACAGTCGCAGCGCTTACTCGTGCAAAAACTGCCGCAGTAGTGAGTGACACTGTGGCTCTAGAAGCAAACAGCGCTGCTCAGACTAGAAACAACGCTACTAAAGCAGGAGCTTTAGTAGGGGTTGCTGGACTTGCAAGAGCCTTGCCGTATGTGGGTCAGGCTTTAGCGGTAGGCACTACCGCTTGGTTGCTGTGGGATACCTACATGGGTAACGCTAACAGGACTGCACAACAAGCAGACGACTTTTACAACAACAGTGTCGCTAAAAGCCTTAAGGACGAAGCAGACAAGCTTGAGGCTATAAACAAGCTTATGCGAGAAGGTTTGACTTTGAAAGAAGCTCAGGCTCGTCAACGTGGTCAGGAGATAAATGTAGACACGGCAAGGTCCATAAAAGACGCTAAAGAAGTATATGCTGCAGCCCAAAAGGTTACAGCAAGCTTGCAACCAGCAGAGGGAGCTTCAAGGTTACTTGATCCAGTAGGTGAAGGTAGAAAAGCTGCTGCAAGAGTTGTGGCCATACAAAAAGAAGAAGAAGCTCGAAGGAAGTTGACTGAAGCTTCAAGAAAACACGCAGACGCTCAAATTGACATTGAGGAGCAGGCTCTCAGGGTTTCGGAAAAGCGTAGAGAGCAGGACTCTATGGTTGATTTGGAGCTGAAGAGAGCCAGAGACAAGAACAAGTTTGGTACTTTGAATTTTGAATTGGGTGAGCAAGGCTCTTCACGTACAGGCGCCCGTGCAACCCTAGACTCAATACTGAAACGCGAACAGGAGCAAGAGGCGGCTTTGGGGGCAACCGGCATCGCCACGACTGAGTTCGATAAGATCAACGTAGAGCTTGTGAAAAACCTGAAAGGTTTGGACGCAGAATACAAAAGTATTCTGAAAAACTACCCTGAACTTGAATCTGGTAAGAAGGAACAGTTAGAGAAACAGAAAGAAGAGATTAAGAACTTAATCGAGAAGAACTCGAAGACTCAAATTGAACAGGCGCTAGCCAAGCAAGAGTACGAGTACACCATCAAGCGTATTGAAGCCAGCTACGCAGAAATCCAAGCGACTGACGAGCTTGCAAACGCTAGATTTAAGGCAGCTAAAGAGTCTGAACGCCAGATAGGTTTGGCTGATCGTAGGTTTGAGTTTGAGCAGTCAATCAAATACGAGCTACCGATGGTTCAGGCGGCGGAAAAGGCTAAGTATGATGTTCGTGCTAGTTACGCTGAGAAACTCAGACAACTTGAGCAAGAGTCAAATAAGCGTCTTGGAGAGATGCTTGAGGCCAACCCAAATGCAAATATTCAACCGGAACTTGACTCCTTTAACCGAGCCAAAGAAGCTATGAACCAAGAGGCGATTGCTCAGGTTGCTAAAGCCTCTGCCAACACCTACAAAACAGAGTGGGACAAGGTGACAGGCACCATTGCCAGTAACTTTGCCAGCAAACTCATGAGCGGAACCTTAGACTTGAAGGAGTTCATGCTTGAAACTTTTGCAAATATGGTATTGCAACCGCAGATAGCTATGGCAGCACAGCAGGGCATGGACTGGCTTATCAAAGCCGGGATAAGTGCTATGACAGGCATGCCGTCGTTTGAAGGTGGCGGCAGTACAGGTACTGGCCCTCGTTCCGGTGGATTAGACGGTAAGGGCGGTTACATGGCTATGGTTCACCCTAATGAGACTGTGATTGACCACACCAAGGGCGGCGGTTCACAAGGATCAAGTGCGCCTGTTTATATCACTATCAACAACACAGTCGGAGATGTGGCTACGAAGTCTATGCTTGATCAGGCTAATGCGGCTACAGTCAAGCAAATTCAGGCTGGTATGGCACGTTCTGCACGCTATAATGGCGCGATGGCGAGGTAAAAAATGGCGAACATTGTGTGGCCTGACAGTCTATGTCCTCGGACGTTCTCTCTGCAACTTGTTGCAGATACGAGAACGTCCGTTTCTGTCTACGGTGGTAGCGAGATTGTTAACGACCTTGCAGACGATTTTTGGCGTGTTTCTATGGAAGTAGACAGCCGAAGTGGAGACACAGCAGCAGCATTGGAAGCGCTGGTCAACTACATCCAAGGTGGAATCCACACAGTCGAATTCGGTCACTTTGTTAGACCGACACCAAGAGGCAATGCTGGAACACTGACTAGAGCTAGTACAGCAACTTACATTGATGCTGGTCTGCTGAAGTACGCAGTTGTTAACGAGCCTCGCTATCAAGATGGTGCACTCCTTGTGGAAAGCGCATCGACAAATTCGATGTTGTGGAGTACACAACTTGAAAACTCAACTTGGTCTAAGACCTCAACGCCTCGTGGAATCGGAACTTTAACTACCTACGGGCTAGTGTGGGCATTGGACAACTTGACTATTACATATGAATAAGGATTAACTATGCCTCTAAAATTTGGCGGTACAACACCGACAGCACAGCAAAAAGCGGATGTAGTCACAGAGTTGGGGTTAGATGTAAAGTTGGAGCTAGGTCAGGCTCAACCAGCAGCAACAGCTAACAGCTTGTTGTTTTTTAACAGCAGCAAAGTGGTGACCTCAGGGTCTGCGCTGACATTTGATGGGACAACGCTTACCGCAAACGCCCTGACGGTTACAAACGCCACCATAATCAACTCTGGCACAGCCAATGGCGTGGCCTACCTCAACGGCTCCAAAGTGGTGACCTCAGGGTCTGCGCTGACATTTGATGGGACAACGCTTGAAGTTCCGACTGGTAATGTCGCCGTTGGACGCGCAGTATCAGGTCAGTATTTAGTCGTGTATAACGGCGACAGCACAAACCAACAACAAATTCAGCTAAAGATGGATGGAACGAATGGCGTTATTGATGCCCTTCGTTTTTCTGGTACGCAGCCAAATATGCTGTTCAGAATTGACAGCTCCGAACAAATGCGCCTGACCAGCACAGGTCTGGGTATTGGGACGAGTTCGCCAGCAACAAAGCTGCATGTCTACGCTGGCAATAGCAGCTCCGCTGATTTCACCGCCATAAGAATGGCCAATGGCGGGGAGAACGGCACAAACCTTGATTTTTACAATGCCTTTGGCCCATTAGCGCAAATCAAGGGAACCAAACTTGCCGGAGGATCAAGCTCGGACGAGGGCGTCCTAACTTTTTCGACAGCAACAGGCTCGGTGTTGTCGGAAAAAATGCGTATTACCGATACCGGCAGCGTGGGGATTGGGACGAGTTCGCCAGCAACAAAGTTGCATGTCTACGGTACTTCAAACATTCCAGTTCGTATTGAAACAAACACCGCCGATACAAAGATTGAGATTCTGACAACTTCAGGCACTCAATTTATTCAGGGTAGTGCCAACAACTTGCTATTTGGCACTAACAACACCGAACGCGCCCGTATCGACACCAGCGGCAACTTCGGCATCGGAACAAGCTCCCCATTCGCAAAGCTGCACGTTGTTGGCGAGGCAGCTCTACCCACACTCGGCACAGCGTCTGGGGGGCTTTTTCTTTCATCTGCAAGCGGTACTTACGGTCTGTTTGGTGGCGTTTCTGGAGCCACTGGAGCCACTTGGCTGCAAGCTATGCGCAGGGATTCGGCAGCTGCCTACGACATAGTTTTGAACCCTGTTGGTGGCAACCTCGGTATTGGGACGAGTTCGCCTGACTACAAACTTGATGTAGACGCTGGTGGTAGCGCTGGAGCAATCGTTGATCTTGCTCGATTCTTTGGTAACGCAAGTGAAACTGCCGAAGCGCGATTTGTCTTTGGTACAACCGCAAACGAAATCAATGCAGCAATTGGGGCGCAAACCTCAACCGCAACGGACGGTGTGTTGAAGTTCTACACCAAAGGCTCGGGAACATTAGCCGTACGCATGCGCCTCGACTCCTCCGGCAACCTAGGCTTGGGGGTTACCCCTAGTGCTTGGGCACGCCCTGCATTTCAGCTGGTGAATGGCTCACTGAGTTCTTTGCAGGGCCCCTACGGACAAGTTAACCTCACAAGCAATGCTTATGCGTCTGGTAGTGCTGATATTGGTTATACAACATGGCGATACGTTTGGGGCGCTACTGGAGATTTAGGCGCTGCTGCGCGGTACTCAATGACTGGGGCTAACCATTTATGGTACACAGCTGCTAATGGACTTGCAGGTAACGCCATCAGCTTTACTCAGGCAATGACGCTGGATGCTAGTGGGAATTTGTTGGTGGGGACTACAAATTTATTTGGAGCGAATACAAACGGTTTTGTGTATCAACCAGCTAACGGCTATGCGTGGTTTCACCATTCAACATCAATGAGTTCTGGGCAAGGTTATGCAGTATTTACTTATAACGGCACAAGCATTGGCTCCATTACCCAAGCAGGTACGACAGGCGTTCTTTACGGCGTTACCTCCGACCAACGCCTGAAAGAGAATATTGTTGATGCTCCTGAGTTTGGTAGTGTCATTGATTCCATTAAAGTTAGAAGCTACGATTGGATAGCAGATCAGACACACCAACGTGCTGGCTTTATTGCTCAAGAACTGTTGACAGCAGCTCCTGAAGCTGTGCATCAACCCGCTGACCCTGATGACATGATGGCAGTGGACTACTCCAAACTTGTGCCTATGCTGGTCAAGGAAATCCAAGCCCTCCGTCAACGCCTTGCAGCATTGGAGGCTGCATGATCGAGCCCATCCTCACCCGCCTGAACAGCATTCCCGCTGGCGAGGTTGCACATTTCGCCGTTGGAACCCTCCTGTTTGCGGTGTTGTTGCCGTGGGCAGGGCCGCGCTACGCCGTGGCTGCTGTGGTGGTCACTGGGTTTGCCAAAGAACTCTATGACGCCGCGAACAAACCCAAACACACCCCTGACGTTTGGGACGCTCTGGTCACTTCAGCCGGTGGCGCTTTGGGGTATTTCTGCACGACTTACTAAGGACTCAATATGCAATGGAACATCTCTCAAATAGATCAAGCTTACAAAGATGGTAAGTTTATGCCGTCCACCGTGCATTGGCTTTGCACCCACACTGAGGGCGAGTTCTCAGGGTCGGTTTACTCCACTGCGCAAGTTTCGGGATTGGCCGACCTGTCTCTGGATGCCGTGCTGGCGCACCTGTGGGCCAATGGCGTTGACAAAGATGCTACCGAGGCCGCTTGCAAAGCTCAGATTGCGAATCAGCGTATCAACTCCGGGGCAGTTCGCTTGAGTGGTGTTTTGTCTGTACCTGTTGCAACTGTACCTCTGGAACAGTCAAAACTTGCAGCCTTGACTCAGATAGACGAGCATCACGCCACAGTGGTCACAAAACTTGTAGGTAACCCTACACAAGCGGAAAAAGACACTTGGACCTTGAAGTTGGAAACTGCCACAGCTGTTAGCGCTGGAACTCCTATCAGTTTAGCAGGTCAAAGTTTTCTGTCTGCGGCAGGTATTGAGGGTACAGAGGCTCAGAAAACTTGGTCGAAATCTGTGATAGGCAAAGCAGCAGCTTATGCAGCTATCGTTGGTGTAGGTGAAAAGCTTCGAGCACATGCACGACAGACGATCAAAGCAGCCACCACGACTGAAGAGATTAGCGGGGCGCTGGAAGATTCAATTCTACAAACAGAAGCCGCTGTAAAAGCGTTTTTGCTACCATGAGCAGCTTTACTACTCCGGCAGACCTAAGAATGCTTGACAACTACCGGTTTGAGTTGTTGTCGCAGTTTGAGTATCACATTGGTGATTACCCAAGCTCAAATGTGATACTTGTTCCTTCAGGGACAGTCACAGACTTGGCTAGCATCCCAAGATTACTTTGGACGATCTTTCCTCCACACGGGCGATGGGCTAAAGCCGCGATTATTCACGACTATCTGTATGCCAACGGCATAGGTACGAAAGAGTTTGCCGATAAGACATTCTTGGAGGCAATGGAAGTGCTAGAAGTACCTAAGGTAAGTCGAATACTGATGTTTTGGGCTGTACGACTTTTCGGTCAGGGTGCTTACCCCTAAAATTCAAAGCTGCCGCTGGCCTGCCTTGGGCAGTTAAGGCATAATAGCAGCACCACCAAACCTCCGGAGAAAATCATGAATGAAAAAACCGTCAACCTCCCTTTGAGCCTGCTGAATAACCTGCTTCAGTACTTAGGTACAAAACCTTACGCTGAAGTTTACCAACTTGTAGCCGCGATGCAGCAAGCTGTGACCCCTCAACTTCAAGAGCCAGAAGTTGAGGCCAGTAAAGAAGATTGAAGAGTTTCTAAATGCAGTTAGTAGCAAATAATAAAGTCGCACCTGACGGCGCACTGACTGCTGAAACTTTTTCAGGTTTGGCAGGAGAGTCTGCTGTTCTACAGCAGACTGTCACTATGCCAAGTTCTTCACAGGTCACGTTCAGTCTTTTTCTACGTAGCGATACGCCACAAAATGTAAGACTTAAGCTGGGTGTTCCCGGCGTTACTGAACGCTATGTTGATGTTACGACTCCAGCTACCTGGACCCGCTACAGTCTGACAACTTCAGATACTGCAACTCAAAGAGTTGCAGGTATTACTGGTACAGCTGACACTAACACCTTCAGCGTAGACATTTGGGGTGCCCAACTTGAGTCTGGGAACTCTATGACGAGTTTTATACCTACTCAGGCCAGCATTGGAAACAGGGCCGCTGATATTGTGACTATGCTTACTACAGACTCTCCTAAAGGTTCTGCGACTATAAACGTTAGCACAGTCTTAGGGCAAACTGTTAAGGCCGGTGACATGTTTGTAATCTCTGGACTTCTGCTGCAAGTTGCAGAAAGCGTGACAGCTACCGGAACTTCCACGACGGTGAAACTCGTCAACAGACTGAGAAAAGCCTTGACTGCTGGACTGCCGATTAACTCACACAGAACTAAGATCAAGTGGAGGCTGGAGTCAAGCAGTGCAGTCTCAAACCTTGTTGGGTATACTGGCCCTGTAAGTCTTAGCTTTACGGAGGATGTGTAATGGCTGAACTAACTTGGCCCTCTGTAGCTGTACCTTCTAAGTTTACTTTGTCAAGGTACACAAAAGTTTTTCGCTCTATTTCAGCTTTTGGCAAGTCTGGTCAGAACATTGACATGCTTAATGATCGTTGGCAAATCTCGTGCGAGATTGGAATACGCAGTAAAGATGACAGTGCTGAACTTGAAGCATTTGTGAACAGTCTTCGGTCAGGAGTTGGCATTGTACGTTGCCATCACTTCAAGAGGCCGGTTATTCGAGGGGTGTTGACTAATCCGACTACAGCAGCAATTGCCAAAGGTGCTCAGGCTTTGACGATTAACTGCACAGCAGGCAACTACCTCAAAGCCGGTGACATGCTTGGAGTAGGAGACCTGCTGTTTCAGGTAGCCTTAGACTGCAGTACGACTACAAGTACCCTTTCAGTGCCTGTCACGATGCGAAGCCGAAAGGCCATTGCCTCAGGCTTGTCCGTAGTGGTAAGCGAGCCTACCGCAAAGTTTCGCCTTCGCAGCGAAGCTTCAACATCTTTTGGACCCGGTGGAGTTATAATGGGCACCACCTTAGAGTTTGTCGAGGTCATAAATTGATACCACTGTCTACCGCAGCCACACAAGCTCTAGCAGCAAGTACTGTGAACGTCACACAGTTGCTCTTGCTTGAGTTCCCTAGCGAAACCGTAGCACTGAACTCCAGTAACTTGGACTTGGAGTATGGGGGTATCACCTACAAGGGTGCTTACGGTATGGGTGGCATCAGTGAGATTCAAGACGCTCCGGGGGAGATTAAGGGAGTTCAGTTTGTGCTTAACGGAGGCTCTGCCGACTTGATAGCCTTAGCACTTGACGAATCCAAGCAGTGGCAGGGCACTCCTGTCACCATACGCACTGCTATTCTCAATGAGAATTACGAAATTGTTGACGCCCCGACTATCTGGATTGGTAAGGGTGATGTCATGTCTATCTCGGAAGATGAGGGTGCCACCACGATTCAGGCTACTGCGGAGAGCAGTGCAGTGGATTTCATGCGTGGAGACCCGCTTGTCTATAACGATGCTGATCAGCAAGTTCTTTATCCCGGAGATTTGGGGTTTAATCTAATTCTTTCACAAGTTGATAAGCAAGTTGTGTGGCCTGCAAGATCGTGGTATTACAAATGACAACTAGAAAAATTGACTGGCAAATCGAATTTGCAAACTGTGTTAGCGCCAATATGAACAAAAAGTTTGTTTGGGGTGAGCATGACTGCGTGTTGTGGGCATCAAACGCTGTTAAGGCTTTGACAGGTCACGACCCTGCCGAAAGTTTCAGGGGTTCCTATAACTCTGCTCTGGGTGCCGCACGGGTTCTGAAAGAGCATGGCGGTATGGAAGCAATTGTCACCAAGCAGCTAGAACGGGAGGCCGTATCTCCAGCATTTGCCAATGTTGGAGACGTAATGCTTGTTATGCAGGAAGGACAACCTATGCTTGCGGTCTGTAACGGAGAAACAGTGCTTGCACCCGGACTCAACTGTCTGGTTTCTTTACCCACGCTGTCTGCTGTTAAAGCTTGGAAGGTATGATATGCCACCAGTAATTGCCTATGCAGGCGCGTATCTGTTGATGTCTACGACAGCGGTAGCACTTGGGGCATTCCTACTCACATACGCTGCTGTTATTGGTTACGGCCTTCTGCTTGTTGCAACAAATGCTTACATGCAACGCGCTAAAAGAGCAGCGCGTGACAAGTATAACGCCTCTCAAGTTGACCGCTTGCAAAGCGTAGCCACAACGACTGGACCCAGAGAACTTGTTCTTGGTAAAGTACGTAAAGGTGGAACTGTAATCTTTAGGGATTCTTGCGGTACGCACAACGAAAAGTTTGTGATGGTTATTGCACTTGCCAGTCACAAGATTTCTGGTGTTGAGAAGTACTACTTAAACGAGAAAGAAGTCACGTTAGATAGTAGTGGCTATGTTAAAGAAGCTCCATATGCGATACGGAGTACTACCAGTACTGAAACTTCTGAGGTTGTTCCGGGTTCCTGCTATAGCTACAGCACAGACGAGTCTGGAGCTAACCAGATAACAACCTGCCAGTACTATACATATACTAAAACTGCAAACATTCGCATTATTGACGGATCGCAGACCACGGCTGACGCTAGACTACAAGCTCTGTTTCCCGGCGTATGGACTGCCAACCATAAACTGTTGGGCGTGGCTTACGCTATTCTCGAACTTGACTATAACGAGTCTGCTTTCCCTAGCGGCATACCGACTTTTACGGCGTTGATCCGTGGGGCTGAAGTCTATGACCCTAGAACTAACACGACGGTGTTTTCAGAGAACCCTGCGCTACATGCAAGGCATATCGTCACACACCCTCGGTTCGGAAAGCGTACAAGCTTGACCGCTAGAGAAACTGCCAGAATCGTTGCAGCGGCCAACGCCTGCGAGACTAGCTACACACCCTCTGGAGGCACAGCAACTCAGCTTTACAAGAGTGGCGTTGTTCTGCCTTACGGTGGACAGGCCGCAGACGCACTTGACGATATCTGCCAAGGTATGTGCGGGAAGTGGGCTTATGCCGGTGGCGAATTTTTTATAAAGGTTGGAGTCTACACGGCACCAGTTAAGACTCTTCAAGCGTCGGACTTGATGACTTCGCAAAGGGATAGTCAAGGCGGATCAAACGGCAAGGCTATTTCTATCGCTACCCACAAGGCAAGGGCAGAGAAGTTTAATTCCGTCACTGCTAAAATTTACGATGAAGCTGCACAGTACAAAGAGACAGCAATAGCACCTGTAAAAAATACAACGGCAATAACTAAAGACGGTCAAGAACTGCCACTTGAGATTACTCTGCCTACGGTGTTCAGTGCTTCGCAGGCTCAAGTTGTTTGCAACTATATGCTGAAGGATGTGTTTGACCCTCTGTCGCTGACAGCAGGCTTCAAGCTTTCAGCTTACGAACTTGAACTTTTTGACAACGTTGCGCTGAACATTCCTCGCTACGGCTGGTCAAACAAGGTTTTTGAGGTGCTCTCTCGGAACTTCAGTCCCACAGGGGCTATTGAGTTGATCCTAAGAGAGACATCTGCGGAGTTGTTTAACCCCAACATCTACTCCAACTCTAACGGCTTTGCCAGTAACACCAACTTAGTAGAGCCTTGGGATATTGACCCTCCCGGAACGCTTACCATGAGCAGCGGTACGTCAGACTTGCTGATTCAGGGTGACGGTTCACTGATTACCCGAGTGCGTGTCCAGTGGACACCAATCCTTGACGAAAGAATCCGTCAAGGTGGTTACGTTGAACTTCGCTGGAAGGCTGTGACTGCCGAAACATGGTCTACGGTTACTGTACCCGGTGTTGAAAGTTCTGCTTATCTGTTAGGCGCTACTGACGGCAGCACTATCGTTGTTATGGCTAGAACCCGTACCCAACTTGCAGTGTCCGACTGGAATGTACAAAAGACACACCTCGTACTTGGTAAGAGTGAGCCTCCGGCAGCTGTGCAGAATTTGACTGTCACTGTCGAGTCAGAAAACTTGGTTCTTTCTTGGTCCAAAGTTTTTGACTTTGACTTGGCGGGTTATGAAGTTAGAACCTCAAACACCGGTTGGGGAACCCCCGGAGAGGTCTACAGGGGTCCAGCAACGACTATTGGAGTAAGCCCCGTTGCGACTACTACAACTTGGTATGTAAAGTCGTTTGACCGTAGCAACAACTACTCAACATCCGCTGCTCAGGTAAGCTACACTGTGGTTGCACCTGCTGCAGTCTCTAATGTTACTCACATATTTGCAGACACAAGTTTGACTGCAGCTACTGTAACACTTAGTTGGAAAGATGCCGTCACGACTTTTGGCTACGACTATTACGAGGTTGCTTTTAACGGCACTGTTGTCACAGTGAAGGCTAACACTGTGACAGTTCCTGCTAACTGGATTGGAAACAGAAACTTCACCATTACCACTGTGGATCGCTTTGGTTTTAAATCCTCACCAATCGGCTACTCAATTACAAAACTTGTTCCTGCTTCTGCTATCAATTTTCGGTCTCAGGTGATCGATAACAACGTCCTGCTGTATTGGACACTACCTGCAAAAACTTCACTGCCTATTTCACACAGCCGACTTCGCAAGGGAGACACCTGGGCGTCAGCAGAAGAGATTGGAACAAAAGATGGAGAATTCACAACGGTTTTTGAACTATCTGGTGGTGAGTTTAAATACTGGATTGCTATTGTCGATACAGACGGCTATGAGTCAGAACCTGTAAGCTTGACAGCATCTGTGTCACAGCCTCCTGACTTCTTGTTCTTGGCTGAGCAAAGCTCTACGTTTAGCGCGACAAAGGTGAATGCTAAGCAGGACTTGACTTCTCTCGTGCTGCCAGTAAACCTCACCGAAACTTTTGAAGGCCACTTCAACTCTAATGCTTGGGCAAGTCCTTCTGCACAGGTGTCTGCTGGATACCCTATCTACATTCAACCGGGTGTGACTTTGGGTTACTATGAGGAAATTTTTGACTTTGGTACAGTTGTTGCTAGTAGCAATGTAACTATCACAACTGCTGGTACGGCAATTTCTGGCAATCCGTCTAAGGCTTTAACTGTTAGTCTGTCTGACGATCAAGTGGATTGGGCAACTTATACTGAGTACACTTCAGTCTTTGCAACTAATTTTAGGTATGTGAAAGTTCGTTTTGCTGTTACTCAAGTTGCAGTTGGTGACCTCTACAAACTTGACCAACTCACAGTAAAACTTGACACAAGAACTTTTACAGACAGTGGAACAGTTAACGCCTTAGCTTCAGATGTTAACGGTACACCTGTGAGCTTTAACTTTGAGTTCATTGATGTCATGTCCATAAATACCACAGTCAACTCTATTGTACCTCGCACAGTGGTTTACGACTTCAGAGACGAAACTAAGACTGGAACTTACAGCATAGTCAGCAATGTGGCTACTCTGAGTTACACCACCCCGCATGGTTTACGGGTAGGGCAGGCCGTGCGGGTTACTCCAACTTCTGGTACACTGCCTTCAGGGGTTTACACGATTGCGTCTGTCGTAAGTGCTAACAGCTTTACTGTAAACGTAACGAATGCAAACACTTCTGGTGGTTGTGTTACATACCCAAACAGCTTTACTGTTTATGTCTACGATAGCACAGGAGCTAGGCAGACAAACACAGTTTCATGGAACGTAAGAGGCAGCTAATATGGCTAATCACAATTTACCTGTAGTCACAAGTCTGTACGCAGACTACACGGCAGAGCTGAAAGCAAGGCATGACGATGCTTTGAAGATGCTCGACCCCGCAACGACATCACCTACAAACGTACCTACAAACGCTATGCGTTTTAGCTCTGCTGCTGCTAAATGGCAAAAGTGGAACGGTACTGCTTGGGTTGACCCCGTGGTCAGCTATGCTATTAATATTACTGGTAACGTGACTGGTAACGTGACTGGGAACGTGACAGGGAACTCCAGTACGGCTACTGCACTAGCGACTGCTAGAGGCATTGGTGGCGTTTCTTTTGATGGAACTACAAACATAGACCTGCCGGGAGTGAATGTACTGGGTACTCAGCCCACAAGTGGGAATGCTGCTACTGCCACTAAGCTAAATTCACAAGGCGCTTACGCAGCCTCAGCTCCGGGCAATACACGAGGCGTTTCTGGCGTTAACTTTTATGAGGCTTACAACAATGGTTACCCCACACCTTATGGTAATGTATTGCACCTACGAGGTGGTGGGGCAACACAGTTGCTGCTTGGTTGGTCTAGTGGGGATGGCGCTAGCGCTGCCAACTACATCCGATCTAAGAGAGACAATGACTCAGGTTTGTGGTCGCCTTGGCAAAAACTGATTACTGATCAGGATATTGGTACTGCCAGTGTTGGCTATGCGAGCAGCGCAGGAAGCGCAAACACCGCAAACAGCGCAAGCTATGCGAGCAGCGCAGGAAGCGCAAACACCGCAAACAGCGCAAGCTATGCCACCAGCGCAGGCAGTGCGGTGACTGCGAATACTGTGAATTCCATCACAACCGAACAAGTTCGATTCGCCACAGTGGATGTGTACTCGCAGGATATCGGGTCATACATCATGGCTTACCGGCCCCCCTCGGGCACAAGCATCGGTGAACTGGTTGCAGGTAGTTCATTGCTGATCAAAGAGTACAGCTCTTTTTATGCATCTGGAACTTGGCGATGTTTATCCGCCATTAATTACGGTGGTCTCTATATAAGAATTTCATAAGCGAAAATCATGAACAACAATTCAGTCTCCAACAACGAAGCAGTCATTGCTGAGCCGTTATTTGAAGCAGTCAGATCGACTCAATTTGCAAACGCAGAACACACCCTGATCAACTGCGAAATCGAACATCTAGTCTACGGATGGATTCCTTTCACCGCATCAGCCGGTGACTCCGAAAAACACGGCCGGGACCTCCACGCATCCCTGCTGGCCGGTGACCACGGCCCCATCGCAGACTACGTGCCGCCACCCCCACC